TAACAAATCATACACCGATAAGGTAATGAATAAGTCTATCGATGATATGATAAAAGATAATGAACGATGATAGGAAAATTTATAGGTGGCTTATTCGGCAAAGTAGTAGACAATGCAGAAGGAATACTTGACAAAGTTATTACAACAGACAAAGAGCGTGATGAAGCGAAGCTCGCTCTTAGACGTTTATTGCTCGAAGCCGAAACTGAAGCTTTCAACAAAGAAGTCGAAGACAGAAAGAGCGCGCGTGATATGTATAAAGACGATGCTCTTATTCAAAAAGTACTTGCGACGTTATTTACAGCAGCGTACTTTGGATTAAGTTTTATGATGTTTAAGTTTTTTGTAATGAAAGACATAAACTTAGGTGAGTTTGAAATTAGTTTCATCTCAACAATATTTGGCGCTATGAGCGCTAAAGTTAATACGGTAGTCGATTTTTTCTTCGGCGGATCGTCAAAGAAAAATGAACAACAAAATAAAAAATAAATAAAATGGGAAAATACTATACAGTAACAGTTAAGCCTGTAATACCAGGTAATATGCAAGATAATGGCAATTTTCAAGACGATGACGTGTTGTTTGACTGGACGGCTTTTGATATACCAAGAGGAACAGCTTTATTAAAAACCTGCACTGCAATATTCAGAGGAGAAAATGGATTAAATCAAAGCGGGCCTACAGATCACCACGCACTACTCTTTGCTAAAGATTCAGACAAAGGCGTCGCGCCTTCTTCAATAGGTAATATACACTCTTCAGCTGCAGGCTTTGGATATTTTAATCATTTGATAGGTTCATTTATACTTTCAGGGCAACCTATAGACTCCTTAGATTATTTAGGTATGATTTCAGCTAGTGGTGGTTTAAGTGATGACACAACGCCTCTCGTATTAGAAGGTCAACCTGATTCTGGTACTAATGTAGGTTTTGATAGATTATATGTAGCAGGACTACACGGCGTAAGCACTATAAGTAATAATCAACTTAATTTTAGTACTAATGCTTTTACAACTGGGACTATTGCTACAGACGGTACGGTGCAGACAATAACGTTAGATAATTTAGCTGGGGGTACACCTAATAACCTCAAAAAGTTTGATGTAGGTGACGTTCTTACATTTTTCGGCGCTGATGCTACTATATTTACTCCACCTATCAAAAGCTTAACTAATGATACAATTACATTTGAAGAGCCTATAACTATAGAAGGCAATCCTACTATAGCAAATAACATAGAGGTATTTAACTTAAATCCAATTACTTTGATTTTTGGATTTGAAATATAATAAGTAAATAAAATAAAATTAAATAAAATTATGGGAAAAAAAGAAAAAGTCCTTGACCTTAAGCCTAAGGTTGAGAAGATATCAGATAAACATTTATCTGATCTACAAAAGGTAGTTAACACTATAAATGCAATACAATTTAATATAGGTAAAATAGAAAGTCAAAAGCACCATTTACTTCATAATTTAGATGAAGCTCAAAAGGGTATAAAGACTATGCAAGATATGTTAGTTAAAGAGTATGGCACGTATGATGTTAGTTTAGAGGACGGAACTATTAACTGGCCAAAAGATGAAAAATAATATTATAAGAAAAATAACTATAGGCAAAGACTACAAAAACGACTCAATGCATTATGCTGTTGATCAAGAAGTTTACGGTGGCCATAAAATATGCGATATAGTAGAGGAAGAAGATAAGTATTCTATTTATATTAGAAAAGAAAAGGTTGTAATACCTTGGAAAGACTTTAATAAAAACATGGCTATATCAGTAGAGTATAATTTAGAATATTAATGAATGCTGCTTACAAAGATTATATTATCAGCCCTATTGGTAATAGGTATAATAACAGTATACGAGTCGATAACAAAGAACTAATATTAAATACTGAAATATTTAATCATCAGTACGTAAATAGAAAAGCAAAGGTTATCGCTACTCCAATATTATTTCAATCACCTATTAACGTAGGTGATGAAGTAATAGTACATCATAATGTATTTAGAAGGTGGCATGATGTTAAAGGTAGAGAAAGAAATAGTAGATCTTATTGGAAAGATAATAAATATATAGTATCTGAAGATCAAATATTTTTATACAATAATAACACTATGCCAGGTTATAGTTTTGTTAAACCTATAAAATCAAATAATAAACTAACCAATGATACAGAACAACCTTTAGTTGGTATAATAAAGTATACAGACGGTGCTTTTGATATTAATGAACTAGTTGGATTTACACCTAACAGTGAGTATGAGTTTATTATAAACGGAGAAAGATTATATAGGGTTATGAATAAATTTATTACAATTAAATATGAATATCAAGGAAACGAAGAAGAATATAATCCAAGCTGGGCAAAAAGCGGTTGAAGAACTTATTAAAGTAGCTAAAGAACCTATAGTTGATAGTGATGACGACATATCAGCTGATAGATTAAAAAATGCAGCGGCTACAAAAAAACTAGCTATATTCGATGCTTTTGAAATACTTAATCGTATAAATGAAGAAGAAAATATGCTTGAAGGTAAAGTTGAAGAAAAAAAAGAAGTTAAGTTTAAAGGCTTTGCAGAAGGTAGATCAAAATGAAGTACAAGCAAAGTTTATATAAAATAGTAGAGCCAATAAGGCTAAATACTATTAAAAGATTAAACAAAGGTAAGAAGTGGGAATATGGATATAATAAAGAAAACGATGTAGTTGTTATATCTAGGACTGGCATGATAGGCGATGTCATAGAAATACAAGGTTTACAAATAGCATTACCTAAACAACCAAATAAAATATATAGTTGTAGCAAAGATAAGAAAGAGCAAAAATGGAAACAGTTTCCTGCTAATCCTGCTTTTAAAAAAATTAAAACAGTATTTGATTGGCAAGATTATCCAGATGATTTTAAACAAGATCATTATGAATATATAGACGAAGAGTTTAAAAGAAGAGAAGAGGGTTTTTGGTTTATGAATAACGGTAAACCAACATACATAACAGGTACGCACTATATGTACTTACAATGGAGTAAAATAGACGTAGGCGCTCCAGATTATAGAGAAGCTAACAGATTGTTTTTTATATTTTGGGAAGCTTGTAAAGCAGATAAAAGAAGTTACGGGATGTGTTATTTAAAAAATAGACGTTCTGGTTTTTCATTTATGAGTTCAGCTGAAACTGTTAATCTAGCAACACTTGCTAGTGATAGTAGATTTGGTATACTATCAAAAACTGGTGCTGATGCAAAAAAAATGTTTACGGATAAAGTTGTACCAATAAGTCTCAACTATCCATTTTTCTTTAAACCGATACAAGATGGTATGGACAGACCAAAGTCCGAACTTGCATATAGAGTTCCAGCTAAAAAGTTTACTCGTAGAAAAATACGTGAGCGTGAGGAAATGGATGACGTTGAAGGACTAGATACAACTATAGACTGGAAGAATACAGGTGATAATAGTTATGACGGTGAAAAACTAAATCTATTAGTTCATGATGAAAGCGGTAAGTGGGAAAGACCTGATAATATAAGGAACAACTGGAGAGTTACAAAAACTTGTTTGCGTTTAGGTAGTAGAGTTGTTGGTAAGTGTATGATGGGTAGTACTAGTAACTCACTTGATAAAGGTGGTGATAATTTTAAAGATTTATATAATAACTCTGATGTAACAAAACGTAATCGTAATGGACAAACTAAATCAGGTTTATATTCTTTATTTATACCAATGGAGTGGAATTACGAAGGATTTATTGATGAGTATGGCCAACCAGTTTTTAATACACCTACAAAGCCAGCAATTGATCCGCAAGGAATAGAAATAGATCACGGAGTAATAGACCATTGGGACAATGAAGCTGAAGGCCTAAAAGACGATCAAGATGCTTTAAACGAATTTTACCGCCAGTTTCCAAGAACTGAAGAACACGCGTTTAGAGATGAAACAAAAAATAGCTTATTTAATCTTATAAAGATATACGAGCAAATAGATTATAACGAAGGTAACAAAAATTCATCTGTAACAACTGTTGGTAATTTTCAATGGTTAAATGGTAAAAAAGATACATTAGTTACGTTTAACCCAGATCCTAACGGTAGGTTTAATATTAGTTGGGTGCCAAGTAGTAAATTACAAAATAACGTTATTATTAAAAATGGCGTACGGTATCCAGGTAATGAGCACATGGGAGCTTTTGGTTGTGACTCATATGATATATCTGGAACAGTAGACAAACGAGGTTCAAAAGGGGCTTTGCACGGATTAACAAAGTTTTCAATGGAAGACGCGCCAGCAAATACTTTTTTCCTTGAATATATAGCAAGACCACAAACAGCTGAAATATTTTTTGAAGATGTTTTAATGGCTTTAGTGTTTTACGGTATGCCATTGCTTGCAGAAAATAATAAACCAAGATTATTATATTATTTACGAAGAAGAGGATATAGAGGATTTAGCATGAACAGGCCTGATAAAATTTGGAATAAATTATCAGTTGCAGAAAAAGAAGTTGGTGGAATACCAAACTCTAGCGAAGATATAAAACAAGCCCACGCTGCTGCTATTGAAATGTATATTAACGATCACGTTGGTTTGTTGCAAGACGGGACTTATGGTACTATGTATTTTAACGAAACTTTAAATGACTGGTCTAAGTTTGACATAAATAAAAGAACTAAACACGATGCCGCGATTAGCTCTGGATTAGCAATAATGGCTTGTAATAGGCATTTATATAGACCAAATCCAAACAAGCAAAAAACTCCGTTAAATATACATATATCAAAATATAATAATAAAGGATTTTCATCACAGATAATTAAGAATAAAATATGAGATCAGAACATTCAATACATTTTCCATCACAAGCTGTTAGCGATTTAGAAAAGCTAAGTGAGGATTACGGTTTAAAAGTAGCAAGAGCCATAAGGCATGAATGGTTTTCTGGTACTACATCTAAGTACAATAGTCATAAAAATAATTTCCACACATTAAGATTATACGCTAGAGGCGAGCAGCCTATACAAAAATACAAAAACGAGTTATCTATTAACGGCGATTTATCTTATCTTAATTTAGACTGGAAGCCAGTACCTATTATACCAAAGTTTGTTGATATAGTAGTTAATGGTATGGCTCAAAGAAATTATGAAATAAATTGTTTTTCACAAGATGAATATGGCGTTAGCAAAAGAACAGCTTACATGGAGTCTATGCTTAAAGACATGCGAGCAAAAAATTTTAACGAAGTTGCTAAACAGCAATTTGATATAGATCTTTATGAAAATGATGTAGAAAAACTACCCGATTCTGAAGAGGAGCTAGCTTTACACATGCAGCTTAATTATAAGCAAGCTGTTGAATTAGCAGAAGAGCAAGCTATAAACGTTTTGTTAGAAGGCAGTGATTATGATTTAATAAGAAGAAGATGTTTATATGACTTGACTGTTTTAGGCATTGGTGCAACAAAAACAACATTTAACTTTAGTAGTGGAGCTAAAGCTGAATATGTTGATCCTACAGATTTAGTTTATTCACATACTGAATCACCTTACTTTGATGACATATACTATGTTGGCGAAGTAAAAGAATTACCAATAAACGAATTAGTAAAAGAATTTAATGAATTATCTGAAGAAGATATAAAAGACTTAGTAGATAAGTACGCGTACCCATTAGATTATGTTACTAACAGAGATAAAAACAAAGTTCAAGTTTTATATTTTAATTATAAAACTCACATGAATGATGTTTACAAGCTTAAGTCTACAGCTGCTGGAGGAGAAAAGGTAATAGAAAAAGATGATACTTTTAATCCACCTGTAGAAAACATGGATGGTGACTTTAGCAAGCTAGAAAGAGTTGTAGAAGTTTTATATGAAGGTGTTTATATTATTGGTGCAGACAAATTATTAAAATGGAAAATGTGTGATAACATGATGAGAACAGACTCTGATTTTAATAAAGTGAAAATGAACTATCAAATAGTAGCGCCTAGATTATATCAAGGAAAAATTGAATCATTAGTAGGTAGAATAACTAGCTTTGCTGATATGATACAACTTACACACTTAAAGCTACAACAAGTAATGGCTCGT